CACTAAATAATAAGTCACCGTCACTAACCATAGACTGAATTACAAGACGATTTGAAGATTCGTAGAATCTTCCATACTCTGTTCCACCATCTAACAGTTTTACATATCCTGTAGCAGAATCAAGAAAAATATCTCCACCAACATCTAGTGTTAAATCACCACCATCTGATATTGTAGAACCGTTAATAGTTATATCGTCTACTGTAAGTGTTGTAAGTGTACCAAGACTTGTAATGTTTGATTGAGCTGCTCCTGTAACTGTAGCTGCTGTTCCTGAAGCGTTTCCTGTTACGTTACCTGTAAGTGCTCCTGCAAAAGCTGTTGCAGTTAGTGTTCCTGAACTTGGATTATAAGTTAAATTACCATCTGACTCTAAACCTAAATTACCACCGTCTACATCACCACCTGCTGTAAATATAACAGCATTGTTTTCGTTTGTACTTTCGTTGTCTGTTATAGTAACTGTGGTTGCAATAGCTGCAGTACCTGTCGTATCTTGGTTAAGTGTACCAATTACAAAGTCTAACGTATTATCACTATCATCATAGGTTACTGTAACTCCTGTTTCTGTATTAGAAGTTACCATAGCACCAACTGTATCAGATATAGTTTCGGCTAGTGTTACACCACCAATAGTTATAGCATCAGCTTCTAGTGTACCATCAATGTCTGCATCGCCTGAGATATCTAAACTAGCTGCATCAAGCTCACCACTAATAGTTATATTTCTACCACCAGTAATATCTTTATTTGAATCTGTAATGATAGCTTTACTTGCAATAACTGTACCGTTTGTAATTCCATCTATTAAATTAATATCTGCAGCACTTGCAGTAACACCGTCTAATATGTTTAACTCTGCTGCTGTAGAAGTTACACCATCTAAGATGTTTAGTTCTGCAGCAGTTGATGTTACACCATCTAAAATATTTAATTCTGCTGCTGTACTTGTAACACCGTCTAATATATTTAACTCTGCAGCAGTTGATGTTACATTTGTTCCACCTATATCAAGAGTAGTCATTGAAACTTCTCCTGCTACTGTAAGAATACCTGAAGCTACTGTCATTAAATCAGTGTCACTTGTATGTCCAATAGTTGCACCATTAATAATTACATCATCAACTGTTAAAGATGTAAGTGTACCTAAACTTGTAATATTAGGCTGTGCTGCATCAACAACAAAATCAAGAGTACCATCAGCATCTTGATAAGTTACTGTTATATTTGTTTCTGTGTTAGAACTAACCATAGCTCCAACAATGTCTTGTATTTGTTCAGTGGTTGGTATTTCAGAAGTTATTGCTAACGTTCCTGTTGTAACAGGTAAAGTAGCTGTAACGTTTCCTGAATATGCACTATGAGCTGCTGCTTCGATTCTAGTATAGTGAGCATTAGATGATTCACAATATAAATCTATATAAGATTTTGCACCACCATTTTTAATTGCTATAGCACCTTGTGATATTTGAACTCCGTTTGTAGAGCCACCACCAATACCTACTGCTGTAGTAATCTCTAATGATGCTGGTAAAACAAAGTCTAATGTATTATCTGAATCATCATAAGTTACTGTAATGTTTGTTTCAGTATTAGAGCTAACCATAGCTCCTACAGTATCACTAATTGTTTCTGCTAACGTTACACCTGCTATTGTAATTGCATCGGCTTCTAAAGTTCCGTCAATGTCTGCATCACCACTAATATCTAGGGTAGCAGCATCAAGTTCTCCAGAGATTGTGATGTTTCGTCCACCAGTAATATCTTTGTTAGAGTCTGTAACAATAGCTTTACTAGCTATGACAGTTCCGTTAGTTATACCATCTATAAGGTTTATATCGGTTGCACTAGCTGTAACACCATCTAAGATATTTAACTCTGCTGCAGTTGATGTAACACCATCAAGTATATTAAGTTCAGCAGCAGTTGAAGTTACACCATCTAATATATTTAATTCAGCAGCAGTGGATGTTACTCCATCAAGAATATTAAGTTCTGCTGCTGTAGAAGTTACACCATCAAGAATATTAAGTTCTGCTGCTGTAGAAGTTACACCATCAAGTATATTTAGTTCTGCTGCAGTAGATGTAATTGTTGTTCCGTTAAAATCTATTGCATCTAAGTAAGCTACACCATCAATATAAATATCTTTCCATTGTTGTGAAGAGCTACCTAAGTCATATGTATTATCATCGTCTGGTATAATGTTAGAATCAACGTCAGCACCAAATACAACATTGTCAGTAGCTGCATCACCCATTGTGATTGTACCACCATTAAAAGTTGTTGTACCTGTAACTGTAAGATTACCACCAACACTTACGTTTCCGGTTGTAGTAATTGTGTCTGTATACGTGTCTTTAAATCTTAAACTTGTTGTACCTAAATCAATATCGCTGTCTGTAACAGGTATAATAGCACCATCGGATATGTATAACTGTTGTACAGGACTACTAGATACTTGTACATAAAACTCAATAAAGTTATTTGTTGTATCAATTAATACTTTGTTATTGGGAGCAGTTTCTCCTGCATCTCCAATTAATCCTATAACTGGACCTTCGGCTGCTGTGCCATCATGTTTGTGTCCACCTGTATTACCAAACGCACTTAAAAGTTGATTGTATTCATCGTTGAACAATGCAGCAGTTATTGTGTCTCCATCTGAAAACGAACTCTGTCTTATGTACCCTGCCATTTGTTTATCTCCTACCTGAAGGTATAAAATCTATATATAAACCATTTATTTTGTATGGTGCTTTTGTATCCTCGGTAACAACTGTAAAGTTATTACTTGTTCCACTACCCTGTACTGGTATTCGTATCATTGGGGCAAAAGTACCTCCAAACACTGTTGAGTTAAAAACTGCATCTCCAAAGATTGCAGGTGGATTAACTGTACCAAAAGAAAAATCTCCTGTTGGTTGTGGAATATCTTGACTGTTAAAGTCGTATTTAATTTGTAGTGCTGGAGTTACAACTCCTTCGGCTGAACAAGAAACTCTAACATAGTGTAAAGTTTTTAAAGTTCCTAAGTCTCCGTAGTCATAGTCTGGTGTGGCATATCTAGCAAGTATGTTAGACCCATTAAAGTCGTCACCTGAATCGTGTACAAGCACATAGCCATCAGTATCACCGTGAAAATATTTTTCAACACCATCATCATTAAATCCAGCTCCTATGCTGGTTACTTCTATTCCTTTTGTTTCTGACCACTCAAACCCGTTTGGTCTAAGTGTTCCTATAATTCCTTTTTGCTGTGCATTAATAACACCTGTATTTGTATAAAATAATCTATACTGAGACTTTTCTCTGATAACAACACTTGATATTACAAACTTGTCAATGTTTTCTGCTAACTGTGTAATAATAGGTTGGATAGCTTTACTAACTGTACCCAACTCAACGTCTCCAATCCTTGCAGTACCAGCAACCGTTCTTAATCCGTCTGGTGCTAAAAAGATAAGGTCACCACCTATCTCTTGAATACTATAGCCTGATAGACAACCAATGTTCTTTGCCACTGGAACTACCACCGGTGTACCGTTTATATCTTGTAGCTTAAATATACTGTTTCTACAAAATATAAAAAGTTCTTGACGGAAACTTCTAATACCTACTATCTGGTCTGATAAAGTTATTGAACCTGCACCATTACCACTAAAACTTGTAGGGTCTAATAAAGAACTATAGAATACTGTACTTAAATTATCTTCAACACCTGCTGCAACTAAACGCTTGTCATGTATTGTTACATGTTGAGCTTTTTTAGTAGATGAGTGTGTTGGGTCTATTGTTCCTGAAAAGAAAGTTCTAGTGTTAATGTTAGCACCAGTACCTTCCATTCTAAAATAATATATTAAATTATTTGCATCAGCAATCATTAACATACCGTAATCGTATGTTGGTCCTTCAAACAATGCAAAACTTACTTGTCCTTGTGATGTTCTTGATAGTGTACTACGACCTGTAAAGGTTGAGTAATTATCTCCACCAGAATCTACAGAACTTCTGCTTATGTTTAACCAACTTGTACCGTCTTGACTAAAAAATATTCCTGTCGATGCACAAGCTACAACACCATCTCCATAGGGTATTACTCCAAGAATAGTATCAGTGCTACCACTGACTTGAGCTGCACTACCAGCTCCTAATCTACTAAAACCATTAATACGTCTATAACCACCTTCGATAGAAACTTCAAAGTTACTAAGGTCTGTAGCTACACCGGGAGTTTTAAG